AGGGAGCATATAAAGAGACTCAATCTTATAGAGTTATTTGTATTTTCGATAAACAGAAAAACTATTCGTTTGTAAAAGATGATGAACTATATATTCCTGTTTCTTCAACAGAAATAAAAGAAGGACCACATGAAGTTTATGATATAGGGGTTGAATGCAAAGAACACGCCTTCTTAGCGAATGGATGCATAGCACATAATTGTGTAAGTCACTCAACTCGCAACGCAATTGATGTTACACGTAGCACAGAAATTATTGGCGGCGAACGAGAAGAATGGGTCGCAAGAAGTGCTACAGAAGCTATCTATGGGTCAAGGGGTCATGGTGGTCAGGGAATGTCTTGTTCTGGTGCCGCTAGGTTTGTTCATCAATCTGGTGGTGTTTTACTTAGAAAAGACTATGGATTTGTAGATCTATCTAGGTATAATGGTGGTTTAGGTGCTGGATGGGGCAGAAGGGGCGTTCCATCTGATGTTGTCGCAGAAGCTAAAAAGCATCAAGTCAAAACTATAAGCAATATAAGAACCGTAGAAGAAGCAAGGGACGCTATTGCCAATGGATATGCCATAAGTGTGTGTAGTGACTATGGGTTTTCATCGCGTAGAGATAAAAATGGTATAGCAAAAAAATCTGGTGGATGGAGTCACGCGATGGCATGGGTAGCGATGGATGATTCACGAGAAATTTTTAATGAAACATTATTCTTGGTGCAGAATTCTTGGGGGGTTTGGAATGGCGGTCCCAAAAGATTAGATCAACCGGATGGTAGTTTCTGGATTCGTGAAGGAGATGCTCGCGGTATGCTTTCTGGTGGCGGTGCATGGGTACTTAGTGATGTAGATGGTTTCCCTCCACGTAAAGTGGATTGGACATTAGACGAGGTATTTTAATGTTTAGATATACAGTAATATTACTATGTTTACTCTGCTGCTCTTGTGTGCAAGAAGAAGTTGTTATAAAAATAAACTTAGACGATAAAATCAAAAAGGCCGAAGCTTCTTTTGATTATGCTGAAAGAACCATCTTAAGAGATGATGTCCCAAACAATCCAGATGATGAAATAATTCGTCCAGATCCAGATCCAGATAAATGCCCCTGTAAAGGGACCGGAGAAATCAAACACGGAGACGGCCATACAACGGAGTGTCCTTTTCATTCTATAAATCTAATGTTTAAATCATACGAAGGAGAATAAAATGCTAGACTCAGAAAAATTTTCATTAAATACAAACGACTTTGTTGTTTTGGCTAAAAATGCCGCACTAGTTGGTTTAGCCGCTGGGCTAACTTATGTTGGCGAAAATGTATCAAACCTAGATCTAGGTAATGCTGGCGTTATGCTAGTTCCTGTTGTTGTCGTTGTTATTGATACTGTTGTAAAGTGGGCAAAAAATAATTCCTCAAACAAATGAGAATATAAATGTTAGATCTAATTAAGGATGTATCACCACTTCAATTATTATTGATGTGTGTTGGTTTATTATTTATTGTTTTTTCTTTTAAGGATGATATTATATCATTATTTAAGTCAATAAAATTGCCCAAAAAAGATGACGACATAGATTTAACAAAAATAGTTTCAAAATGGGAAGATTTATCCGACTCTTGCAGGGATGCTAATTTGATAGACGCATATGATAAATTGCAGGAAGTCTTCCCGCTATTAGTTGAAGTGCGAGATGAAGAGGAATCATAATAATGAGTAAAAAGGCATCTTTAATTGTTGGTCTTATAATTCTACTTCTATCTAGTAATAATAATTTGCTAGATTCTGTAAACATTCCACCAAAAGAAGTAGAAGTTATTGACTTAACTATAACAGAACCATCAGAAGATATATCAAAAAGCGTATCTATCATATCTGATATAGTAAAAGAAGAAGAAGACCGTATAAATATAGCGGTATTTAATAAAGTTTTTGCTGATAGAGTTACTGGCTACGAAGTCAATCAGCAGCAACTAAACGATATATACGTTTTATCTGCTAAGAATTTCTTTGGTGGTTCCATCAAAGATAAATACGATTCTTTAGATGTTTTTTTGAAGGGTGTTATTAGTGACGTAACGGGTGATGATGTACATGTTCTTTCTGAAAATGAAAAATCAGAACTGTCTGATATGTTTTATGGAATATCTTGGCACTTGATAAATTGAGGAAATTATGAATGTTTTAGATGCTGTTGAAAGTGAGTTTAAATCAATCTTAGATAAAGCCGCATATGATATAAATGTATGCGTTAAAGACCAATCTAGATCTGATAATTTTGAAAAAACGATTAAAGCTATAGAAAGGTTCGACTACGCTAGATCGAAAATCGAAGTAGTTAGAAATCTAAAGTCACAACTATCATTTAAAGAAAAGGAAATTGATGAAAGTAAAAGTGACGATAATAGTGGGGCAGAGTGATAGAAGCAAAAACTTCGAAGACGATAATTATTTCAAGTATTTAGTGACAGATGGTTATTTTCTACCTAGTAAATATATAACCGTAAAAGACGAAAAACAAACATTAAAAGAGCTTCATGAAGAATACCTTAATGTTTTTTATGATTGGGTTAATGTGAATTTGACTGCATTTAGAAAAACAAAAATTGATGAATGTGAAGTCGTTTATTCTTATAATATTCCACCAATGATTAACGCAGAGAAAAAAGGTAAATTCATATCCCAAAACCAAAAAATAGATCTGGATGATTTTTATGGAGAAATATTATCAACAAGATCAAGACCCGGATTCTTCTGGTCTTGATATATTAGCCCAACTATCTATCTACGTTGATTCACATAATAAAGCTATATCTTTTGCGTGTGATTGGGTTGACTCTGATGAAGGTATAGATTATATATCAGAAATATTCAATAGGTTAAAAAATGAAGACTTGATAGATAAAGTTCTAAACGGCCTGTACCAGCAATGCGTATTGAGCAAAAATCTAGATGGGTATAATGCAATTGTTAACAAGATCTCACACAAAATCCAATCAAAATCCCAACAAAATGAAGCTCTAATAAAACCTACAGATATCACAAAACTTAGATAATCATGAAGGAGTCCGCTATGAATAAAAATAAAAAAATAGCGTGGGAGAGTTGGAATGCAAAATTCGAAACAGAAGAAGAAGATGATAGCTATATCTATAGCGAGCAAGAAGAAAATGAAAACGACATGTTAGATTTGATGCCGTTTGACATGTTTATGCCGCAGCAAAGAGTTATACATACGCCTATTGGTGTTTATCCAGAAGAATCAATGCTTAAACCATCAGATAGATGGGACTGCTGGATATGTCATACTAATTTTGATATAACTTCAGACATAGCAGATAAGATAGAGAAAAGCGAAGGAATAGAAGCCTTAAAGGTTCTGGGTAGATATTCTTTCTTTATTGGTATAGCTAAAATGTTTGACGTTAAAGATGTAAGGAGAAATATAGAGCAAGAAATATGCATCTATACCGAAGAGGAAATTTTATCAGATACAGAAATCCAAAAAACTGTAGATTTGGTAAAGAAGCAGTTGCAATCGTCCGATTATTGGAGTATACTGGTGTCACCCACTGGAGAGGTTGAATATGTTTCTTCTAATCAGATGAACAAAAACTATCTAGATGGGCTGAATAATTTAATTGTACTTAAAAACAAAATTGGCGGAATAATATTGAGAGGTATAAATGGATAAAAATATAGAAAACTATCTGAAAGACCCTAATATCAGGGGCATAATAAACGCTGTTTCTAGTAGATTTACTAAGGCTATTGACATTGACGATATCTCGTCTATATCTAATGTCACTCTTTGGAGATGTATAAACAAGTATGATAATACTAAGGGCGCAAAGTTTACTTCATATTTATATCAACAGCTTCTTTATGCGTTTAAAAATGAGCTGAAGAAAAAAAAGTTTGAGTTCTCTTCTGATAAGATAGAAAATCAAATTGACTTTTCTAAAAAATCTGAGGTTTTTGATATACTTGAAAGTATACCATCTAAAATGAAAGACGTTCTATGTCAAAGATACTTTGACAATATGACCATAAACGAAATAGCTAAAGCTAACGGCTATAGCAGAGAAACGGCAAGAAGAAGGCTCAATAAAGCCATTTCAACCTGTCAAAAAATCACAAAATAAACATTTCTTTTTGTGTATATATTGATGGACTTGGACTCCATATTAGGAACAATAGGAACTACATAAGCGAATATTTTTATACAATATAAAAGGAGAAATAAATAATGCCAGTTCCTTCATCTGTTTCTAATTATTTAGTCAATACTGTTGGTGGGGCCTTTACAGCTACCACAGAAGGTGGAACAATTCTTGGTAACACCACCACCGGAAGCGTTGTAACTAAGGCTCTCGCTCTAAAAGATAACGCCTCTGATTATAAAGATGGTACTCTTCCAAGAGTCTTAAATAACGGTCTTAGCGGAAACCAGAAAGCACTTAGTGCTGGAACCTTTGCCTATAGTGCAGTTGGAAATTATGTTATTGCTACTATTAGCTCGACACTTTCCGGCGTATCTAAAGATAACATCTTGATTACATCAAGAGGCAATACCGTTAGGCCAATCGCTCAGTTTGAGCATGATTTTGGTGCTGCTACTACAAGTCTTATTCGAAATAACCGTTTCGCAAGAAATGGTTACTTAAATAGCGGCTCTAAGCTAAAGTCACGCAGACTATTTCTTAATGCTGCTGGAACAGCGGGAGCAGCACCATCTCAGCTAAATAGCAACATGCTTGATCCAGTGTCTGGTTCAACAGCATATCACAGTGATTCTGCTGCCAATCCCACAAGAGCTATTCCCGGTGAGCTTGTTATGAAGGTTGATTTTGTAACGCTTAACGTTTCTAGTGGTGGCGACTTCTTTGATTACAAGCCTATTACAGGTAAGTAATAAGCCTTATGTTGTCATATAGATAGGGAGGTCTTATGACCTCCCTATTTTTATCAAACAAAAAACAGAAAGGTAAAAAAATGGAAGAAACTGCTATAAATGTATGGGATAATATTCATAAAATATTAGAAGCTATGGGCGTTATCTTTATACCTTTTGTTGGTTGGGTAATGATGACTATATTAAATCATGGTCAACAGATAATAAGACTAGAAGAAAAGGTTAATGATTCATTGAATAGGAGGATGACTTCTTTGGAAGAAAGAGTTATGGGCATGGAAGAAAGGCTTGAGTCAAAAATAGACACGATTGAAAGAAATGTGATCGAATGCAAGTTAACAATAAATGAAAAGGCTGGAGCACTAAGTAAAGTTGTGGATAAGATAGATGAACTTATTAAAAAGATGGATGAATAAGATGGGATTAACAGATATTTTAATAAACAATATTATTGAAAACCTTGGCATAAAAAAAGAGAATATTGACAAACTCCAGACTATCATAGATAATATAGAAGTCAAATCTGAAGATGGGCAAACCACCATAGAAATAAACCTCAAAAAGATAAAAATCGTTATTGAAAGGTAAGTAAATATGTCGCTAAAATCGTTGATGAATTATACATTTGTATCTAAGTATGCCAGATGGTTGCCCGAAAAAAAAAGAAGAGAAACTTGGAATGAAGCTGTAGATAGGGTCAAGCAAATGATGCTTGATAAATATGCAGATAAAAATATTATTGAATATATTGATTTTGCTTATGAATCCATGAGGAAGAAAAGGGTTCTTGGCAGTCAAAGAGCGTTGCAGTTTGGTGGCGATCCTATATTTTCACATAATAGCAGAATATATAACTGTATAACTTCTTATATTGATAGGCCAAGATTTTTCCAAGAATGTATGTATCTATTGCTATGTGGGTGTGGAACTGGTTTCAGTGTTCAAAAACATCATGTCGCAAAACTCCCAAAATTGCGACAGGTTTCAGCAAAAGGTAGCAGCGTGAAACATGTTATTCGGGATAATATTGAAGGATGGTCGGACGCTATTGGTATTCTCGTTTCTTCATACTTTGAAGACTGTGATTTATTTCCAGAATATTCTGGTAAATCCGTGACATTTGATTACTCAAAGATTCGCCCCGCTGGCTCCTATCTAAAATCTAGCGGCGGAAAAGCACCCGGACCAGAACCACTAAAAAAGGCTCTAAATAATATTAAAAAGATTCTTGATAGGGCCGTTAAAAATGGGCAAGAGAAGCTTAAGCCAATAGACGCTTATGATATAGTAATGTTTGCCGCCGACGCCGTTATTAGTGGTGGAGTACGCAGAAGTGCTACAATATGTGTTTTTTCACCGGATGATGAAGAAATGGCGAAAGCTAAAACAGGAAGCTGGTTTATAGATAACCCACAAAGAGGCAGATCTAACAACTCTGCCCTTCTACTGAGAGATGGAACAAGTAAAGAGCAATTTGCAGACTTGATGAATTCAGTAAAAGAGTTTGGCGAGCCGGGATTTGTTTGGTCAGACTCGAAAGAATTAATTGTTAACCCGTGCGTTGTTGCTGATTCTACTATATTAACCGACCGTGGCATCAAAATGGTTTCTGATCTTATTAACAAGCCATTTAATGCCATAGTAGATGGACTATCTTATCCAAGCCATAAAGGATTTTGGAAAACAGGAACCAAGCAGGTTATTGAGTTACAATTTAAATCTGGTAGGACTCTTAAAGTAACTCCTAATCATAAGATTATGACAACAACGGGATGGAAAGAGGCTGGAGATATTCTTTTTGGAGAAAATGTTGTTATTAATAATCACAGAGATTATACATTGGACAACGCAGCTAATTTTGATCCAACGTCTGTAGCTTGGAAGAAAAGTTATCTTTTAGGATTATTTTTAGGTGACGGCAATAATTCAAAAGGATCTGCACAATTAAAATGGTGGGGTGAATCAAAAGAAGAATACAGAAAAGAAGCATATCAAATGCTTTCAGAAGTTGGTTTTACCAATCATCACCATAAATCAGGACAAAATTCTACAGCTGTTTATAGTTCTGTAGAATCGAAAAAACTTATGAAATTTGCTATTGATAACGGTTGTATAGTTGGAACATCTAAAAAACTAAGTAAACGATCTATTTGTGGATCATGGAATCATATTTCAGGGTTAATTGCTGGATATTTTGATGCTGACGGAACAGTATTAGTAAATAATGTAAAAGGATCATCTTTAAGAATATCATCTATTCAATTAGAAAATTTGCAAAATTTACAAATAGCACTTAATTCTTTTGGTATTTACTCTAGAATTTATCAAAATCGTAGATCAGAAGGTGATAGAGTTATGCCAGATGGCAAAGGTGGAACAAAAAATTACTTTTGCCAAGCCTCACACGAATTAGTAATCAGCAATGATAACATAGTTAGATTTGCAAAATATATTCCAATCAAGAATGCTGATAAGATTCATAAAATTCAAACAATAGTGAATAATTATAAAAGGATGCCAAATAGAACTAACTTTGTTGACGTTCTTGTAAATAAAACTATTGTTGGAGATTTAGATGTTTATGACTGCACAGTAGAAGATATTCATGCTTTTGATAATGACGGTGTTTATGTTCACAATTGTGTCGAAATTGGCATGTGGCCTGTCGATGAAACAACTGGAGAAACTGGATGGCAAGCATGTAATCTATCAACTATTAATTGTGCAAAGGTAAAGACAGAACAAGATTTTTATGATGCTTGCAAAGCTGCTGCGATTATAGGAACACTACAGGCTGGTTTTACTAAGTTTGAATACCTCGGAAGTGTTTCTGAAAGAATAGTTGCTAGAGAGGCACTGCTTGGAGTTTCTATGACAGGTATGATGGAAAAACATGATATTTGCTTAGATCCAGAAATTCAACGCCATGGTGCAGAAATAGTAAAAGAGGTTAACGAGAAAGTTGCCGAAGTTATTCAAATCAATAAAGCGGCTAGAACAACATGTATTAAACCCGAAGGATCGTCTAGTTGTATCCTTGGTACATCCTCTGGTATCCATCCTCATCACGCCAAACGATATATTCGTCGTGTTCAGGCCAACAAAATGGAACCTATATATCAATACTTCAAAGAAGTAAATCCTAGAGCGTGTGAAAAAAGCGTATGGTCTAATAATGATTCTGATGACGTTGTGGCATTCTGTGTAGAGGTTCCAGATGGTTCAAAATTAAAAAATCAAGTAAGTGCAATTGATCTTCTTGAGTATGTAAAAAGCACTCAACAGAATTGGGTCATGAGTGGCACAAATAAAGAACTATGTACACAAAAATGGCTGGTTCACAATGTATCTAATACTATAAATGTTAAGCCAGAAGAATGGGATCTTGTGACAGACTTTATATATGATAATCGTCAATATTTTTGTGGAATATCATTGTTGCCAATAGCTGGCGATAAGGACTATGCACAGGCACCATTCACGACCGTATATTTACCAAGTGAACAAGTCCAGCACTATGGTGATGCAGCCATGTTTGTTAGTGGGTTAATAGAAGTGGGGCTTAAACTTTATGATGATAATCTATGGGCGGCATGTGATAGCCTTCTAGGTTTTGGTCAAAAAATAAAAGATCCAGAAAAGAAGGAATATCTAGACAGATGTCAAAAGTTTGCAGATAAATATATGAACGGCGATCTTAAGCTATTAACATACTGCATGAAAGATGTATACAACTGGAAAGATTGGATTGATATGAAGCGAGAGTATGTTGATGTTGATTATACGAATGTTATAGAAGAAGAAAATAATGTTAATCCAGTTCAAGAGATCTCATGTGCTGGAGGTAAGTGCGACTTAATTTAAGGTGTAAAATGAAAAGAGATAGAATAGTTTTATTTGTAGCTTTACTTGCTGTTTTTGGCTTCATGATCGCCGCAGCTTTTATATCACTAATAGTTTTAGAGCCAATTTGAAAAGGATAAATATGCAGACAAATATAATTGGAAAAAATACAGTTAGTACTACTCCAGAAAATAATAGTTCGATTAACTTTGTTAAGCTTAATGATGAATCAAAAACACCAAAGAGGTCTAATGATACTGACGCTGGATATGATCTATATTCCGTAGAAAACAAGAGCATCAAACCAAAATCTAGAGTAATCATTAAAACTGGAATTTCTATGGCTATTCCAAACGGCTTTGTTGGTTTGATTTGGCCTAGATCTGGATTAGCGGTTAAATATGGTATTGATACTCTGGCTGGAGTAATAGATAGCGGATATCGTGGCGAAATATGCGTTGTTTTACAAAATCATGGAGACAAAGCATACGAAGTAAAATCCGGCGATAGAATAGCTCAGATATTATTTCAGTCTGTTGAATGTGTATATTTTAATGAGGTTAGCACTTTAGAGGAAAGTCAAAGAGGAAGTGGTGGGTTTGGTAGTAGTGGAGCTTAATAGTGAGTCAGCCACAAAAAAGAATATTCTATGCCTGTCAGGCAGTATTATTTATTTCAAGAAATACACAAACATCCAATAGTCCATTAAGTGAGGCTTCTTATCTTACGGGCGTTCAATCTGTTGGTGTTGATGGCGATTTTCCGTCTACAACCTTTCCAGATTTTGGTAGATTTCAAAGAAAAAACAAATTTGAAAATAGGCAAAAAGAATTTTCTATTAATATAGACAGAGTATTGGCAAAAGGTCAAGACACTTTTTATAATTCAAATTATTCTAGCAGTTATACTACTACACATCTACTTCACGAAGACAACATAGGCTGTCAAGGTGAGCTAAATAATAATGGAAAATGTCTAAGAAATTATGATATCTTTCTAGTGTACGGAGATGATGAAAACTCACTATTAAATGATAGCACAACAAAAAAGAATGTCGTATATAGAAACTGTTTGTTGACAAGTTTGTCTTATAATATTTCTGTAGATGGGTCTATTATTGAGTCTATTGGATTAATCAGCAGAAAGGCAGACTATAATGCTGCTGGCATTCCCTCTCTACCAGTTTCTCCACAGTCAGCAGAAACTGTAAGAAGGCAAGATATAGATATGGCTAGCACTATCCTTCCAGAAGAAGCGTTAGCGATATTCAAAACGGATGAACCAGATTCTTTAAATAACAAAGATATTTATGGTCTTCAGTCAATAAATATTGATATGTCTATAGACTACACAGAATTAAATGATATTGGCATATGGCGTGGATATGACGATGGCGATGATATAAACAAGTGGAGATTTGTCAATCTACCAATAAATATTTCGTCTTCTTTTACTGGAGTGTCAAGATCTTTATATCCAAGAGAAGACATAGGTGTAGATACACCAGAGTTTGAAAAAAATAAATCAATAAAAATTGTATCGCTTGCCGGTAATTCCAATTATTATATATGGGATCTAGGCAGAAGAAATTATTTAAATAATATAAACGTTTCTGGTGGAGATGCGGATGGAGGGAATGTAGAACTAACACTATCATATCAAAATGACTATAGTGAATTAGTAATAGCTCGGGCGGAAACAGTACAAGATATAACATCTAATGCTATTTATTAACTAGCTGGAGTTTTTAATGACAAAAAAACAAAAGAGAGAAGCGGCACAAAACAACAAACCACATGCTCCACTAAGAAAGGTTCTAAAACCCAAAACTAAAAATCAATCTGAGTATATTAGGGCTATGTCGGAATTTGATATAACATTTTGTACAGGCCCTGCTGGATGTGGGAAAACGGCTGTTGCTGTCGGATTGGCGTGTGAATACCTACTAACAGAAAGAATATCTAAAATAATCATAACAAGACCAGTAGTAGAGTCAGGCAGGGGTTTAGGATTTCTGCCCGGAACACTAACTGAAAAAATATTGCCATATCTTATGCCTATAATAGAAGAAATGAAGCTATATTTAAGTAATGATACTTTTAATATGTATAAAAATCAAAACTTGATAGAGCTTTGTCCACTAGAATATATGAGAGGTAGAAACTTTCATGACACTTTCATGATATTGGATGAAGCTCAAAACGCTACATATGAACAGATAAAAATGTTTCTGACTAGAATAGGTATGAACTCTAAGGCGGTCATAAATGGTGATATCACACAGACAGATCTAAATGCGGGTGCTGATGGCGGTCTAGACGATTGTATAGATAGATTATCTGACATTGATGATATTGGCATATGTGAATTAGACTCTTCTGATATAGTTAGAAATAAAATCATAGCAAAAATAATATCAAGATTGTGAAATATTAGATACAGGACAGGATAATCTTATTGAACCAAAAACTTGAAAGGGATACTATGCCATGCTATGATTTTGAATGCGAGGCTTGTGCGTACTACACTGAAATAAAACAGTCGTTTAATGATCCAAGTACGCACAAATGCCCGCATTGCGGTAAAAAAACGCTAGTTAAAGTTTTTATAAACCCCCCATCTATTATGGTTCGTGGTGAGCCATCAACTATTGGTCAGTTGGCTGATAGGAATACTCAAAAAATGGGCAAATATGAAATTGAAGATAAGAATAGGGCCAATGGAATAAAAACAGAAAGCCCAATAGATAAAAAAAGAAGAGACATGAATAGAAGAATTAACTCTATGACACAAACGCAAAAACTTAAATGGATAAAAGATGGTGATTGAATGTATGTAACAAAAGAAAAGAACCATATAGATAGATCATTATGCCCCCATCACGCTGTTGTAACTTTAAAAATAGATATTAGGAAAATAAAAACAGATGGGACATTAGATAATCAAGTTATAGGCAATGCAGACTTACAGAAGTATGGAATCTCTAACAAGGCTCAAATATGTTTTTCTGCACCAACAGAAGCCGAATGTATAAAATTAGTAAAAGAAAAATTGGAGAAATTAAATGTCTAGATGGGAAAACGAAGATGTTAGCGATTTGAATTTACCAGAACCAGAAAACATCGTAAGAACATATTTTGATAAAAATGGTAACATAACTTCAAATCCTGAAAGTTCTGTAGCTAAAGTTTCTGAATGCGATGAAAAGAAAGTTTATTATGTTAAATATGGTAGGGGCGAACTTTTAGATCCTCACCACATAGATTCTTCTATGCAGATTAAAAGATCTTACTATATGATGAAAAAAGTTAACCAGCAAATCTTTGAATCATATATAAAATTCCTACAAACAAAAAATAGATTATACTTTACTAAAGCAAGAAGACTTTTAATGGAGAAGATATAATGAAAAAGGGCCCCTTATCGAATAAAGACAAAGAATTTATAGATTGTAATGTTGGTATGGCTATAGAAGAGCTATCTAAAAAACTAGAGAGATCCATTGAGGTTCTTGAAAAATATTTATCCTCAAATAAGACAAAACCAAAAGGCGATAATATTAAGCTATTCGCCAGAAATAAAGATCGTGGAGTTGTCATAATGACAGAATCGGCATCTATGGCTTCTGACGAAAATAAAAATAAAGTCAATCTATACAAAACAAGAAAGTATAAGGATTCTATTCACACTATAAAGGAAGACTAATGATTTGTACATCTATTGATGGGTATATGGATAGTTTGTGTTGCAATCAATTGATGATAAGTTGGCAGATAACATTGACAGACGGCACTAAAGTTTATGGTGATTATGATAGGCCGAATTTTGAAAATCCTTGGATTAGATTAAAAGAACACTGTGAAAAAAATTTAGTGTATCCAGCAAAAGTAGAGCTTCATATGTTTGGTGCCCCCCATGAAGTATTTTTTCAAAACGAAAAAGGGCTAGATGGCGTGTTTGTAATGAGGGGGATGGCAAAAGATCAATCTATGGACGGTAGCCACTCTCAATCTTTTCAGACGATGACTGTTGGATTATTAAGAGATGACTGTTCGTGTATAGATATATCAAAATACACATGGCCGATTTCTAATTTTGAGCAAAAACAAACAACAAGAGTATTGACAAAAGAAAACCTAGAGGCTATGATATTTAAGCATGACTCAGAAAAAAGAAAACACCCAGAAGTACAAAAGCTGCTCGACGGGCCAACCATGTAGTGCCGCACAGTACATAGCAGAAATAATTTGCATAAGGAAAAGAGAAAAAGAAAACAAGGGAAGTCTTGAATATAAATTTTGGAATAAATCACAAAAAGACGAGTATCAAATACAGATTAGACTCGCCAATAAGCTTATCAAGAAATATGACATAGAATCCATATTGCATTTTCTAAATCATGGATCTGGCAAAAAAACCTATTCTTTGGGTTTTCTTCATTCTTCAAAGAAGTTTGTCATAGTCTCTAAGTATGTTGATAATGGTGTGAAAGAAAGTCACAAGCTTGTAGAGCAAAACAAAAATAAACCTAAAAAGGTTATTGAAGTAGACAAGCCAGCATACAAAAAAAGAAAATCATATGGTGGTAATACACTATTAACAAAAATTAGGAAGGCAGACAATGGCTAAAAAGGAATCTGGATATTTATCAACTATCATTAAAGAATATGGAAATATCATTTCTACCGGAGCTTCCATACTTGAGCAAAAGAAAAACTATAAAGTAATATCTGTTAGTCCAGCTATAGATATAGAGCTTGGTGGAGGAATTAGAGAAGGTAGCTGGCTGACATTAACTGGAGATCCCAAGAGCGGTAAGACCACAACGGCAATGCAAATAGCTGCTAATTGCCAGAAAGAGGGCAGGCCAATAATTTATTTGGATGTTGAGGGCAGAATAAAGGATATGAATTTTGAGGTTGCCGATCTAGATCCAGAAAAGATGCATATTATTCATCCAGAGGATAAGCCTATACCAGCGGAGGATTTCCTAGATGTAGCTTACAAAATGATGAGCCACCCAGATTATCATGGTGCTGTGCTAATTATAGACTCAATTTCTTCACTTATGCCAGCAAAAGAACTAGATGGAGATATGTCGCCGGGCAGAGCCGGTCTTCCTAAGATATTATCAGTTTTTACAAAAAAGGTTGGACAATTATTGCCAAGACAAAAGGGATTAATTATAGCTATTACTCACTATATAGCAAATACTGCCGGATACGGAAAAGCAAAATTAGCAGATGGCGGAAACAAGATTCAATATCAAGCAGACACTAGGATGGAAATTGCCGGAAGCGGTGAAAACTCTGCCGTAAAACCTTGGCTAAATTCTAACAAAGAAAGAATAGGTCAAGCTGTAAACTGGAAAATCATATGCTCATCAATGGGACCGCCCGGAGGTCAGGTACAGAGTTGGATTAGATATGGACACGGAATAGACAAGGCACAAGAGATACTTATGTTAGCTATGGATATAGGCATGATAGAAAAAGCTGGGGCTTGGTTGACATGCTCATTTATCAAAGACTATCCAGAAATAGCTAAAAAGATAAAACCAGATTTAAATATTGATGATGAAGAGGCTCTTTTAAAGAGTTTTAAATTTCAAGGTCAGGATAATCTATATAATTTCTTTTCTGAGAATCCAGAATTAGTAAATATACTTGAAGCAAAGATAAAGGAAATGCTATGACGATCATTGGTCTTGATGGCAAGACATACAATTGGAATCCAACGTCATCACAGGCTGAAACAAACAATAGATCTTCACTTCACATCAAGGCTAAAACACTTTTATCGGAAGTGTTTAAACACGATAGAATTTTAGAAGAGGTTTCCCTACCGGGAACAAAGAGCGAATATAGAAAAACAACATTAAGGGGCGATTTATTTATACCAAATAGAAAACTCCTAATTGAAGTGCATGGCGAACAGCACCATAAATTCAATAACTTCTTTTTCAAAAATAAGCTGCAATTTTTTAAAGCAAAGGCTAGAGATAGCGATAAAAAAGAATGGTGTAAAATAAATGATATTGAATATATAGAACTAAATTATAATGAGGATATAGATGAATGGAGAAGAAAGATACAATAGTTTTATAGAAAATATAGAAGATTGGATTAAATCTATTGGAATTATAGAAGTATCGCCAAATGAATCCGTTGAAAAATCTTTATCTCTTTCTTTTAGCGATCTTAAAAATTTATCATACGAAGAGTGCCAAATGTTGGCGTATGAATTATATTGCTATGCCGAATACGTAGATTCTTTATTGGCAAAACAAAAAATAACACACGATTGGGCGGAAGACGCTATCTGGTATATAATATGTGACAAGATCAATCAGTATGGCGACAAGTACACAAAATGGCAGGAAAAATACTTTTATTCTATCAAAGAAAATCCACTAGCATCTCAAATACTTAAAGTAAAAAATACAGCACACGCCAGAATGGAAATATTAAAAAATAAATCAGAAAACATAAAAAAGATATCAGAAACACTAAACAATCTAGCAAAGAGGAGATAATATGTCTAGCATAGAACAAGCTAAAAGTCTTTTAAAGAAGGCGATAGAAATAGGCGACAATGAATTGATAGAGCTTGCAAACAGCATCCTTCAAACCTATAATGTAGACGCGAAGCAGAGAAGAGAGTCCACCGGAACTAAGGCCCAATCAAATGATTTTATTTTTAGTATGCCAAAACAGCAAGAAGATAAAACGCTTAAAAGTGGCGTACCAGTAAACCAAATACAAAACAGAACAAATACTTTTTATGATGATGGCACAGAATTTAAAGATGTCATAACACCATCTATAAAGCCAGCAGAAAGAAAAAGGCCAGCATTTAAGATGATTGAGCAAACTTGCCAGAAATGCGGAAAGACAAAAACAACCCATCCCGCCCATAAAAGAGAATATTATATCTGCGATAAATGCATAGCAAAATGACAAACAAAAAACCATCCTTACAAAACTTGGCGTCTGAAAGGGCTATACTGGCAGGGCTATGTCAGTATGGTCTAGATGTGTATCTAGATATAGATTTTATAGAGTCTGATTCTTTTGATGATGAAATGAATCAGCTTATATTTAGCTGCCTTTCAAAAGCTATTAATCTATCACCAAAAGTAGATTTAACTTCTATACTGTCTGCTGCCGACGATCTTGGCATATCCGATAAGATAAATACTAAACAAGAAATTTCTTTTATAAGATCTCTATTTAATTTTCCAATAGCTAAAGAGAATGTTCTTATCCATGCCGCAAAAATAGCGAAGCTCAAGCTAGCTAGAGATCTAAAGAAAACATTACAAACCTGTGCCAAAGATATAGACAATATCAACGGTGAAGAGGATGTGATGGACATAGTTGCAAAAATAGAAGAGCCAATATTAGATACCACTTCAAGTATATACCAATCCTCTAGCAATAAAACAGAAATACTTGGGGCAAATATAGATGAGTACATAGAATATCTGTGTGAAAACCCATCAGACTTTGCCGGTATACCAAGCGGTTTTGACAGGTTCGATATTGCTATTGGCGGTGGACTTAGGAGAAAATGCGTTGATCTTATAGCCGCTCGTCCAAAAGTTGGAAAATCAATGTTTGGTGACGCTGTGGCTATGCACGTATCTAAGAATTTAAATATACCAGTTTTAATGTTAGACACAGAGATGTCCAAGGAAGACCATCTCAATAGAATGCTGGCAAATATTAGTGGTGTTGAAATAAATAAAATATCTACTGGTAAATTTGCAGAGAATGAACTAGATAAGGAAAAAGTAAATAAAGCCGCAAAACTATTAAAAGATATACCATACCATTATATAAGTATTGCTGGGCAACCTTTTGAGAATATACTTAGCATGATGAGAAAATGGATATATCAGCATGTTGGATTTGATGAAAACGGAAAAACTAACGATTGCTTAATAGTTTATGATTATCTGAAGCTTATGGGGTCTGAAAGCATAACAAATGCTATGCAAGAATATCAAGTATTGGGTTTTCAGATAACAAAACTGCATAATTTTTGCGTAAAATACGACGTTCCATGCCTGAGTTTTGTGCAGTTAAATAGAGACGGGATAACTAAAGAGTCAACAGATGTCGTTTCTGGATCGGATAGGCTGATATGGCTATGTACTAGTTTTTCTATATTTAAATTGAAATCTGATGAAGAAATCGCTGAAGATGGTATTGGTAATGGTAACAGGAAATTGGTTCCCGTTGTGGCTAGGCATGGGTCTGGACTAGATGATGGCGATTATATTAGTATAAAGATGTTTGGATCATTAGGCAAAATAGAAGAGGGTATAACAAGAAATGAAATCCATACAAGGTCACAGAACTCTGATAACGGATTTGAAATAGATGAAGACATTGACGCAGAAACAAATATATAAAATATCAAAAACCGCTTTTAACAACTTATCTACACTTTTTAATAAACTTGGTATTGAATATGTAGAATACCCAAATAGATATTCATTTCCATGTCCGGTGCATGGCGGTGATAATATGGAAGGTTGTAGTATTTTTACTAGCGGTCATTCAAATAAAGGCAATTTGAAATGCTGGACAAACCACTGCGAAGAAGAATTTGCAAATAATATTTTTGGATTTATAAGAGGATCTCTATCATATAGAGCGAATAGAAACGTCTCACTAAATGAAACAGAGTCGTTTTGCATTGATTTGTTTGGCCTAGATACCATAAATAGTATTCCTGAAGATATAGAAAAAAAAGAGGTAGATTTGACAGAAGTCTTCAGCAAAAAACCAACAATAACAAAAAACGGAATAACTAGAGATCAAATAAGGTCAAAACTAAAAATACCATCACCATACTTTTTAGATAGGGGATTCTCCAGAGAAATATTAGATACGTTTGATGTTGGACTATGTTTAGAGCGAGGAAGACCCATGTATAACAGGTCAGTTGTGCCTGTTTACGATAATGATTTTAACTATACTGGATGCGTTGGCAGGGCCACAAACGAAAGCTTTAAGCCAAAATGGCTACATAGTAAAGGGTTTAAAAAGTGTGTGCTATATGGGCTAAATCTAGCTAAAAATAAGATATTGGAAACTCAGTCAGTTATATTAGTAGAGGGTCAAGGTGATGTTTGGAGAATGCATGAGGCTGGATGCGGCCAAACCGTTGGCATATTTGGGTCTAGCATAAATGATGAACAGCTTCTTCTTCTGGAAAATAGTG